TTGGAAATCATGTATACGGGCTTATACCTGTATCGAGGGTTCAAATCCCTCACACTCCGTATTTAAAAGCCCGTAAGCGTTGATCTTACGGGCTTTTTTGTTTGTTAAGCTCGCCAAAAGATCGCCAACTGTTTATTTTTGAGGATTTTTTGGCTAAATGTCGTCTAGAATTTTAACAATTTGATCATCAGATTGTTGCTTCAATTCATCTAGTAAGTAAGCATATTTATCAACTGTCGTTGAGATTTTTGCGTGTCCTAGTCTTTTACTTATGGAGTATATATCAACACCCTTAAAAAGTAAAATAGCCACGTGCGTGTGTCTAAGGCTGTGGAAGTGAAAGCCTTCTTTTTTTATGCCTGCTTTATCAAGTCGATTTCTTAAAACTTTGTTGACTGCACTTGAAGTAGGTATCGTGCCATCATCGCCAATAAAAAGTCTTTCATGGTTGTTAACTTTGAGCTGATTCAAGATTTCAAATAGCTTTTTATCAACTCTAATAACGCGGGTAGAGGAGCGGTTCTTAGTTTCTTTGTTGATGTCGTCAGAATCATAATTGATTATTTTCTTTTTGTCATAGTCCCAAGATTTCGATATATGAATGACTTGGTTCTTTTCATCTAAGTCTTTCCAAGTCAATACTCTTATTTCGCCTGGTCTCATACCTGTGTAAATAATTGTTAAAAGCATATATCTACTTATATAGCTAGGATCAATGCCGTCTAGCAGTGCTTTTTTAAGTTGCTGCACTTGTTCAAAGTTAAGATAATCAATTTTTCGGGTTCTTTCATCATTCCATGTTAGATTAATACGCTGGGTAAAATCCATTCTGATAATACCGTCTGCTACCGCATCTTTGACACAAGAGCGGATACTGCCGTTAGTCTTATATACTGTACCTTTGACGTGATCCTCGCCATACTGGTTCATAAAGGTCTGATACTTGTGCCGTGTGATCTTTGATATTTTTGTTTTGCCAAAATATTTTGTCAAAAAATCATAGATGACCTTGTAGCGCTCTTTAGTTCTGCCAGAAGTGCCAGGGATCTTATAAGTCTCATACCAATCTTTAAAGTATTCAGCAAAAATAGGGTCTTGATCTGATATTTGATTGTCATTTTTAGCGGCTTCCATTTCAGTGCCCCATTTACGAGCCTGTGTCTTGGTCAAAAATCCTTGCTTAGTCTTGTAGTGCCGTTTTCCCTGCGCATCATACCAAGAAATTTGTACAAGCCATTTATCGCCGCGTTTTTTGATATACATAAACTACCTCAACTACCTCTATAGATTAAAACTAATGTTCTAAATTAATGTATAAATTAAGCTCGCTTTGAAGCGGGCTTTTTTGTTTTATTCAGCTTCTGAACTTTTATTTGGATAAATTGAAAATGAAGAGACAGCGTCATCTTTTTCATATCCTGCGGTAAATTGTACGTTGTACCATTTCTTGTATTTTGGTGAATAGATATTATAGCGGGAATCATTGTCTAGCAAAGTATCATCGCCACTTTGCTTGTCATCGCCATATTTCAAGTTATTATCATCAAGTATTTTGCTTAAAATTATTTGGCAAGATGATGGATTTTCATAATCATCACCAGTCACGTATTTAATAGCAGTAATTTTTTTATCGGACACAAATAAATGAACTTTTTTATTGTCCTTAGCAGTCCAGTAGAACTTACCTTTAGTGGCTTTAGTTTGATTGATTTTTTGACTAGGCAAGTTTTGCGTGTGATTAATACTATTTTCTTTAACTGTCTTTTTATATTCTTTTTGCATTTCTTTATCACTAGCAAGACGTGTCTGTTTTGGCTTGTGTGATTGATATGTTTCAGGATCAGCTAAATTACCAATACTACCAACAACTAAGATTGCAGCTATTAAATAGAGCCACCAGCGCTTATGCCAAGGCTTTTTTAATTTCTCTGGGTGTTGCTGATAATATGTCGACTTACTATTTTTCTTATCTACCCAAAATACAAAGGGTATCAATACAATTCCTACTATTAAAAGCAGAATATAAAAAACTATGTCACTCATTCTAATTCTCCATTAAATACTTTGATAATTCTTTTCTAACTGTTGAATAGTCTTTTGTTCCAATGCTTCTGGCTAAATCAACGAAATTAGCTGTCAGAGCGCTATTTCCCAACGCTATGTATCGCTTAACTTGTTGACTGATCATATAATGATTAGCACCGCTCTCACTACAGATATGTGTACTGGCATTATGCTTATAATTGCCTACGATATTTTTATCATTAAGAGCATGACCAATTTCGTGCAAGATAACATGATCAATTTTGTCATCTGGCACATGTGTACTTACTATGATTACGCTAGGCTTTCCATTTCTGCCTTGTGCAAATGCTCCGTCTCTATGCAATGGAGCAAATTCTACGATGATATGCAACTTTTTTAAAAGTCTTGAAATATCAGCATCCATAGAAATCACCTTATTGCTTAGTACTATAAATCCTCTTCAAAATTTCTCTTATAAGTTCTCTGTCATGATCATCAAAAGGCTTACCGTCAAATGACCTTACATCATCAAGCACATCATCTAAGTCATCAGAACTAGAACTGCTAACACTTAACTGCAATAAAGTATCGGCAGATATACCTAAAGCTCGACATATCTTTTTTATTGTTTCTATGTCTGGCTCAGACACACCATATTCCCAATTAGCATAAGTAGACAAGCCAACACCAATATATTTAGCAAGTTTAGTTTTGCTCCATCCTTTGCTCTCTCGCTCAAGTTTTAATTTATCGCTAAATTGTGTCATTTCTTAGCCTCCTATTTTCTTGTATTTATATTGTTAATTATAGTAGAAATACAAGAAAATAGCATATTTCTACTAAAAATTTGTAGAAAAGTGTTGTATTTTTAAATATTTGTAGTATTATAAAACATGTAAAGAGTTACAAGAAACTTGTAGCTTTATAGAAATAAGGAGGTGAAAAAATGCCACAGTTTACAAAAGAAAATTCATCTGAAATTCTCAAAAAGTATTTAAATGAGCATGGCATCAAAAACAAGTACTTAGCCGACAAGCTTGGTATATCCGCTACTAACTTGAACTATTACTTAAATGGAAAAGGTAAGTTTACCGTTGACTTTGCTCTAGCAGTTAGCGGGGCTTTAGAAATTTCACCAGATATTTTTTTAAATAAAAGTTACAAGAAACTGGTAGAAAATACCGAGCATAAGCATTAATTTTTGAAAGGGATGATTCAAATGGATGGTTTGATCAATTTATCAAAATTAAAAGACTTCATTATCAAAGTTGTTGATGAAGCCCTAAAGAATAAAAAAACTGATGATTTAACTGGTCGAACTTGGAACATTGATCAATTCAGGAAAGAATGCTGCGGCGGTAGAGAAAAAAGCTGGGTTAGAACTTTTATCTTCGATGAATTTCCAGAAACAAACGTAGAAAACGGTGGCTTTGTTGTTAACCCAAGACGAACCGCTAAAGGTAGCAAAACAATTATCTTTGCTAAAAGAGCTAGTGAGTGGATGGAAAGACATCAAGATGAAATTGATTGGAACGCAAGATTGAGGTAAGAAAAATGATTTTTAGAAAAGAAAACATCAAAGAAATGTCAACTGAAGATTTGAACAAAGTTCGTGTAGAGCTTTTGAAAAAAAGAATGCACTCAAGAGACCTACTTGAAACAGAATGCTTTGAAAATATGTCTGATCTGATTGATGCAGAAATTCAAAGAAGAATTGCTTAAGGAGTGATTAAGATGTTTGAACATGAGGATTTAGGAAAAACAAAGTTAGATCACGTACTTAGCTATATAGCAATTGGAGCGATGAAGTTCCTAGAATTTACTTCAATTTTGCTTTTGCCACTGCTAGTAGTGCAGCAGCTAGTGATCTACGGAACTAGTCACCCAGATCAAATAATTCCATTGCTGTTGGTACTGTTAATCATTGCTACAGCATATGGATACAAGCTATTTAGAGACTGGAGAAACAAATGATGAAAGACATTTACTTGTTTAGTCATCGACTAAAAAGAGCAAGAAAACTTAAGAAACTAACACAAGAAGGATTAGCTAAGAAGCTATATGTCAGCAAGTCAACCGAACAGCGTTGGGAAGAAGCAATTAGAGTTCCTAATAAGGAAATGCTTGAAAGAATCTCAATGGTCTTAGACGTTGACATTGATTACTTGCTAGGCTTGCAGAATCGAAGAAGAGTTAGATACACCTATGAGCCAGTAATAAATGCTGTTACTAAAGAGGTTAGCTACATGAAAGTTTTGAAGTAAGGAGAAGCGATGAAATTATGGAACAAGTTAATAAACACACTGTATCAAGTAGAAGAGCCAATTCCCTTAAGGAGTACCAACAAAATTGCATTGCTAATAGTAACGCTTTGCATTCTACTAGCGGGACTTTTGCTGAACTTTCAGCCAATGCAAAGCGTCTTCTAGGATTAAGCACAAAAAAAGCTCTTTACTGCTAGCGACAGCAAAGAGCTTCAAAACAAAGAAATTTTAAAAATTAATTAACTAAAGAGGATTATAGCACATGATTATGACTTATTCACCAGAACAAATGCAAGAAATTAAAAAAAATAAGCTTGCAAAGCAACAAGAACAATTATCCAAGTGCGGTATCTCAACAGCTGTCGTTAATGGAACGCTTGTGACGGTTGGCGACTATGACAGGAATTACATTGACTGGAAGCACTTTATCATTGCTCAAATAGCAAGGATGGGGCTTAGCAACTACACCGAGATAACAGGCTGGGACGCTAATGAATTGATTGAGGACATAGCAGAAGAAGAGCAAGGATCAAATCTTTGGTTTGATGATGCTGAAAAGTATTTCGATGCTATGGAAGGAGACTATTAATAATGAAAAACAATGAGATTTTTAAGCTAAATGACAATGAGTATTCACTCGATTATGTTCCTGCAGAATTAAACTTCAAGGAATATTCAAAATTAAAGGCACAAGTTAATTCTTTAAGTTCAGAGTTTTCTAATTGGCAGGTAACTACTGAAAACATCAAAGAATCTAAAGAAGTTAGAGCTAAGTTGCGTAAGCTTAGCAAAGCATGGAATGACAAGAAGATTGCAATTGTCAAAGTTGTTGATAAGCCCGTTAAAGAATTTCAAGACAACATCAAAGAGTTATGTACCGAAGTAGACAGCACAGCAAGTGTGATTGATGAACAGATCAAGGCATTTGAAGATAAAGCAAAAGCTGACAAGCATGAACAGCACTTGAAATTTATTAAAAAGGCTTGTGAAGACGCTGGCGCTGATCCTGACAAAATCGAATATGATTCAAAATGGGACAACAAGACTTTTAGCAACCCTAAATTTGAAGCGGCTGTAGATCAACAAATTTCCTTGCTATTAGACCGTAAAAAGACATATGAAGCTGACTGTACTGCAATCATTGAAAAAGCTAACAAGCAAGGTCTAAACGCTGACACGTACTTGCAATTATTTAATAGCGATAAGCCATTGAATGAAGTTTTGAATCAGATTGACGATGACAAAAAAGCAATCGTTGAAAGTGCTAAGAAACATGAAGAGTTCAAAAAACAGCAACAAGCTTCATTAGTTCAGCAAGGTGACAAGGCAATTGATCCTGAAACTGGCGAAGTAAAAGACAAGTTTTATAACGCAGTTTTAGTTACAAAAAAGGCAAAAATCAAGATTACAGGTACTAAGTACCAATTTGATCAGCTATTTAGATACTTTCAAGACATGGGATTCAAGTGTGAGGAGATTGACTAATAATGTTAGCTACTAATGATTTAGAGATTCAAGTTAAAACCTTACAAGCACAACTTTATGAGAAACGACAAAAAGACAAAGCTTCATGGGCTATGCACTTAGCAATCGTCAAGACAAGTATTAAACAGCCCAAGAGAACTCACAAGGTAGAAGTCAGAGGGACAACTGATAGAGGCAAGCCTTATTCATACACCTACAAGTATGCTGACTTATCTGACGTTGATAAGTCAGTTATGGATGCGATTATAGAGACCAAGCAAAATGGCAAGCCACTTTTAACTTATTACTTTGATGTTGATAATCAACAAGGTGGTGTTCAGGTCGAGACGATAATCGTTGATGCTACTACAGGCTACTCAGTAAGAACTAATAAAATTTGGTTTAAGAATCTTAAGATTAGTGACGCACAAGCAACAGCAAGTCTAATCAGTTATGCAAAAAGATATTCATTGTCAGCCGCTTTTGGAATTGCAAGTGAAGATGATGATGATGCACAAGCTGGTACACGTAAGCCCGCTAAGACTTATAACGATGAAGAATTGAATGTTATCTGGGATGCTTACGTTAATGATCAATCAGAAACCGCTAAGAAATGGATTAAAAGTCATCATGACGCTCAAACAACTGCTGCAATCAAAAAGAAAATTGATGCTTATAACTTCACCAAGCGACTAGACAAAGTCAAGGAGCAAAGCAAAAAGAAGCGTCAACAAAAGCCTGAACAGCCTAAAGAAAAAGAGGACGAAGTGATCAAAAAGATTGTTGATGGTGGTGCTGATCCTTACGAAGACAAAAAAGAAGATAAGCCAATGACTGACGAACAGCAGAGCTTGTTTAATGACATTTTAGGGTGATAGTTATGGCTAAGAAACGTAAGACAAGCGAGAACAATCGTAAGTTCAAAGGCGTGTGGATACCTGCAAAGTATTGGTTAGATGAAGACCTAACGATTATGGAGGTAGTCCTCATAACTGAAATTGACAGTCTCGATGGTGAAAATGGTTGCTTTGCTAGCAATAAACATTTTGCAGATTTTCTAGGAGTAACAGCAGGTAGAGCATCGCAGTTAATCAAAAACCTAAGTGAAAAAGGCTATATCTCTGTTAGCTATAACACGCAAAACAATGTTACACAACGCGTGATTAGGGTATTTAGAAAATTAAATACCCCCGTTAAAAAATTAAATAGGGGTATTAAGAATACTAAAGGGGTATTTAGAAAATGCGGAACTAGTAATACATCTAGTAATACATCTAGTAATACATTTAGTTATTCTTCTGCGAAGCAAGAAGAAGACCCAGTAAGAGAATCAATTTACAATCAATTTTTTAAACTGGCAAGAATGAATGATGACTGGCATGGTACATCTACTAATCCAACACTTGACCAAATCAAACAGCTTAGAAGTTTGCTATATCAATGCAAGCCCGAAACTTTGCAAGATGCACTATTGAAGTTTAGTGATCAGATGAAAGCTGATATTCCACAACAACCATTTATTTACCTGATAAAAATGCTAAGAGACGGGTTAAAAGGTGAAAAGGAATGGGAGAAACAACAATGAAGAATCGAATTAAAGAATTAAGAAAAAGAAATGGCTTAACTTTGGAGCAATTAGGTCAAGCAGTTGGCTTAAAGAACAACACTTTAAGCCAATATGAAAATGAAAAAAGAAAGCCTAAAGAAGAAATCTGGGAAAAACTAGCTAACTACTTCGATGTGCCAGTTGCCTATTTAAAGGGCTATACGGTTTATACATGTACAAGATGCGGCAGTTACTTTATTCCAGAGCCTGATGCAATACGTGAAGATATTGAATGTTGCCCGTATTGCATGAATCCTTACTTTAAAGGCGATGTTTTGCAGACATTTGACCCAGATTAGAGGTAAGTGAAATGAAAAACAGAATTAAAGAATTAAGGACAAAGCATAATTACACTCTTGATGATATGGAAGAAAAGACAGGCATCAAGCGTGGTACATATAGCAATTATGAAAATGGAAAAACGGAGCCAAAACTTGAAACATGGCAAAAACTAGCAGATTACTTCAATGTGTCAGTTCCTTATTTACAAGGCATTGATGATGAAGATTATATCGAATTTGCATGTAATGAATGTGGTCACACCTTCAAAGCACCTAGAGAACTTAAGACTAAAGTAGTAAGTTGCCCATTTTGTAGCTGTCAGGAGGCAAGTTATGAAGTTTGATTTAAAAATTGGTGCTGTTACTTCACCTAATGAATTGCAATTAGTTTTTAGAGAAGATTTTATGAAGCGTATTTTAGGTGTTAATTATGACACATTTGGTGACTGCATCGTAAGAACACAAGGCGGAGAAAGCTTTGAAGTTTCAGGTTATGAAAAAATAGTGTATTTGGGGTTTGGACAATGGAAGAAACAAAGAAATTAATACCGTTAATGGACAAGGATGAATTAAACGAGGCAGGTATCACAGATACGGCTAGAAGCAGAGATTTAATTTAAGGAGATAGAACAAATGAGTACAAGATGGCATTTTGATAACAACGCAGAACGGGCACAAAACTACCGTAAGTTAGACACTAATATTGATCACTACAAGAGTAAGTATGATCATCCTTACAAGCCTAAAAATGACTATCAGCAAAAGGATTACCAAGTTGGCGTATCAATGACCTACATTGATGGCTCTTATTTTAGAACTAACAATTTCACGGTAGATGACATTACAGATGCACTTGAAAGCGGCAAGCGTTGGATTGAACTCCAAAACGGTGGGCGGATCAATCTCGGTTATGTAATCCACTATGAACCATATAAGTTTTTTGATCATGACGATAACAGACAGCTAAAAGCAAAGAGGAGCTACTACTAATGAGTTATAAAGCAATGGCAGACGCTCACCAACTCGGAACAGAAATCAGGCACTTCTTAAAAAGAAATCGTGATGATTCTGATGCAATTAATGAATTACAAGCGGCAATCCAAGTGGCTTATCTCGAAGAGTGTGGCGTAGTTTTAAGAGAAGAATGGCAACAAGAAAAAAGAGACGATGAATAACATGAATGATTTAGTAATTATGAAAAGCCAGCAAGCAGTTACAACTAGCAAAATAGTAGCAGACAGCTTTGAAAAACGACATGATTCGGTTTTGAGAGATGTGGATAAATTAAAAAAAGATCTCCACAATTTTGCGGAGATGTTTCAAGAATCTACTGCCAAAGATTCATATGGGCGTGATCATCGCATTTATTACATGAATCGTGATGGCTTCACACTATTAGCAATGGGCTATACAGGCAAGAAAGCACTTCAATTTAAAGTGAAATATATTGATGCTTTTAATCGAATGGAAAAATATCTTCAAGAGCCTAGATTGCCAAAGACTCCAGATGAAAAAATTCAACTGCTATTAGAAGCTTCTGCCGAAGATGCAAAAGATAGAAAGCAATTGAACCAAAGAATGACTAAGGTTGAAAAGACAGTTGCCGACATCAAAGACAAAGCACAAGTTGATGAAGCACAACGCTATCAGCTATTGCAGGCTAGAAAATCAAAAGTGATTAGTGCATGTGGTGGTACTAAAAGCAACTACTACATCGAGAAAAAAGCCAAAAAAGTATTTTCCGAGTTTGGTCGTGATTTTAAAAATAAATTTGAGATTCCACGGTACGACTGTTTGAAGTCTAAAGACTTTAATGAAGCTATGAAATTCACAAAGAACTGGTATCCAAGTTTTGTACTTCAACGTGAAATTCAAAACATAAATGCACAAACAAGACTAGATTTTGAAGACAGAGGTTAAATATGAAAGTTAAATATATTGCTGAACCATATGCACATGATGAATTTGAAAAAGAAATCAATGACTTTATCAAAGACAAGAAAATCATTGACATTAAATTTCAAGAGAACTTTTCGATGAGTGGACTTAACGAAGATGGTATTAAAAGTGTTTTGATCATGTATGAGGAGCATGAAAATGAAAACACAGCTCACTAAAAAAATGGAAAAGGCTTTAATAATTGATGCTTTAGGTAAATCCAAACACCCCGCACTCGAAGTTGAATACTGGCATACAGAGTCAATAGGTGCCGGTATATATAGACCAATAGGGCAGGTAGAATATATTGATGCGGTAATTGAAAAAGACGGCATGTATACATGCTTAGAGCTTAAAGTTTCAATGAGAGATTTACATTCTAAGGCTGCTCAAACATTTGTGGGGAATAAGAATTATTTAGTTTGCCCATTGAAAATGGCAAAAGAAATAAAAAAGTACAATGACCCATGGATAGAAAAACACCCAACAGTTGGCATTATAGCGTGGAATGGTAAAAATCAATTTCAAGTTATTAAGCACTGCAAAATAAATTATTCCTTAGCTCAAAATGATTGGACGACTCTAGCCAAGGGGATGATCTCTAGCTTGTCTAAAGAAATGAAAAAATTGTTAGAAGGAGCATGAAAGTAGATGAACAGTGCTATGGCTTGTGGTGGAAAGACGGCCATCGATGTTTCCTTGAGGGATGCAGATGCTATGACAGTGTTGAAGAAGCAGAAAGGGCTATTCGTAGTTACTATGGATGGTTCGCGGATAAAACAAATGAATTTAAAAACATATGATGTGAGGCAAATAATGAATCAACTACAAGCAATTAAGGATGCCTTAGCTCTTAGCTTAAGCCAACTGTGGAATTTTAATGTGCTTGATGTTACCAGCAATCGTAGTGTCTTATGTATTACTGACAGCGATCAAAATGAAATCTGCATTATCAGTAATTTAAATAAATTAACGCTACGCATAAGTAAATTTGAAAGCAATGACCCAGTAAAGGTTATTGATTTGAAACGGATTATTGAAACTTATCAGTTTATTACACGGCATACTTTTCTGAAAGGATCGCCCAATCTTTAAAGCAAGCAATGAAAGTCACGATTTATGATGGCATTTTGCGGGGATGCACTTGTTTTGAAATGGTTGAAGGAGCATGAAGATGAAGAAATCAAAAGATAAAAATGACGACGACATTAAATGGGCTTTGAAATATGCTCGGGAGTTAATGTCAATGGATTGGCGAGTAAGATCGGATTGCGCACTAGATGGTGAATTTTATGGATGGTATGGTTTAACGCCTGAAGAATTTATAAAGAAATATTCCAAGGAGTATGAGGATGAAAGCGTGGGAGATTAGCAGTTATGCAATTGAAAAAGGCTTGAATTAAATTTAATGGGTAATTTGAGGAGGAAGACAACGTGAAAATTAATATTCCAGTTGGAACTAGAGACACCGCTGATCATTTTTGGGGTGATTATACAAAAAAGTTCTTAAAAAAATACAACTTTCTAATAATGCCAGCAATTATTCTTGATGGCAAAACTATGCTTAGAGCCATAGTTAAAACAAAATACGGCTATATTGCCGTTAAATATGATGATTACGTGACTTATGTTGGTGATGGGATTTGGAGTGTATCACATGATTAAAAGAACTGCAGTTACAGATTTAAGAAATGAATTGATTGAAACAGGCTATGACTATATCAGCAATGACGGTTACAAGCTTTTAATTGATAATCATGTGGTGGAAAATTCCAGTCAAGCTAAAGCTTTAGCCGCAGTCATTAGAGATGTATCTGACGTTGTTTATTCAAGAGGATACAGGGAAGGACAACTTTATCAGAAAGGCTTTGATGATGCTCAAAAAAGTAGTCAAAATAATTGATTTTTTGCTTAGTGCTGTAATAGCAATTCTAGGGTCAACTTTGTTGATGATGGTTGTCTTGCTGTTAGTAAAGCTATTTATGGGGGATATACATGGTTTATAGAAAGAGAAAAGTCAAGCGAGGTCCTGGTCCAGAACATCGCATTCAAAATGACATTATCGCAATGCTTAATCTTAATCGTTGCAGTGTTTATCGCATTAACGTGGGCAAGGTAAGGACACCAGACGGGCGGTTCTTTTCAACGGGCGCGCCAAACGGGATGCCAGACTTATTCGATTCCGCTGGATTGATCGCAGAATCTTCTTCATTGAGGTTAAGTCTCCAAAAGGTCGTATTAGACCAGATCAGTTAGCATTTCATCAGGATTTGATGCACAGACATGTAATTCATGGAATAGCTAGGTCAGTTGATGATGCAATGAAGATCGTTAAAGAAAGTCTTATTGGCTATGGATACCCCGATACAAAAGAAAAAGCGTGGTTGTAATGCTAGAAAAAAAGTTTGAATTTCCTAAAAAAGGTGCTGCTCTAAAACTTGTTTCTGATAAAAAGAAATTTTATGTGCTGATTGTAGAGGTTGATGGCAACTATATCTTAATCAACGTTAAAGATTGGAAAGCTGTTCCTTATTATCCACTTCCCAATTCACCAGCTGTTTATAAATTCAGCACAATTAGCAGTCTATTAGATAGTATGATGCAAGATTATGATGTCTACATTGTGGATAGCGTTCAAGAACTTATATTGACTATAGCAAAAGAATATGACATTTATGTGGAGGACTAGCGATGCTATATGCACAAATAATTGCATGGACAGCTGTTGTCTATGTAGCAATTTTGACAGTTATTTCGATTTTGTGTGCAATTGCTATATTTTTATTCCTTTGGACGCTTTTGATATGTATGGAATTTATTAATGCAATTGATTAGAAAAATATGTATATACGAATAGAAGACGCTTGCAAGCTTAGAAAATTAACTCTTAAGGATTTATCTAAGTTAAGCGGTATAAGTGTTAGGTCTTTAGAATGGTACGTCAAGCAGGAACGACAGCCGTCTCTAAAGCGAGTTGAGAGGTTAGCGGAAGTATTAGAGGTATCACCAGCTTGGCTGGTTTCATGGGAGTGATTTTGGTGAACTTGTTTTTAGATCAAATTGATGAAAGAAAGACAATTAGCAAAACAGAGAAATTTTTAGAAGAGCTTTTGCCCGAATTTATTAACTATTCGGGCTTGCCACTTGCTGACTTGTCTAGTCCAGCATTAGATCCTGCTGGCATTGCTGGTGGTTCTAATGTTAATCATGCTGACAACAAGTTCATTAAGAACATTGAAAAAATGACTGTAGTGCAGAAGTGCGAATGCTCTGTTGATGCAGTCATTGAAACTATTAACAGTTGCTCTGACACACAACGTCAGCCGTATAAGAGCATTTTATTTCGCAAGTACGTCAAAAGGGACTTCGATTTGTGGATTTATCAAGATATGAATTTATCAAAGTCAAAATTCCGAGAATTGAAAAGAGAAGCTATTTTGCAATTCGCAAAGAAAAGCCTACGCTATCGCGAAAAATACAGTGTAGAAACGATGATTCCTAAGCTACTTGTATTTACACATAAACCATAAAAAAACCATTTTGTGACCAAAATATGAGCCTAAATCGGAAAAATAAAACCTTTTTATGTACTTTTTAAGCACCCCGTTGAACCTTGAACGGGGGTATATTGATAGAGTCGAAAGATTAAGAGAGATCGAAATCCTTCGGCACATGTCATAACGCTATAATCTTATTGTTGTTTTTCATTAATAAAACCTCGTTCTTAAAACAGCAAGATTTACAAAATGTATGTCTTGTTGTTGTTCCTACGGGCTTAGCACAATTGGTAGTGCGCTAGTTGCCTACTAGATATGAGAGTTCAATCCTCTCAGCTCGTTTAGCCTGCGATGACCTGTAAAAAGCAGAGAGCGGGCAGGTAGTTATTAATCAGTGAGTACAACTCTTGTCGGTACTCACTTTTATGGGCAGATATGTTTCTGCTCACCGACAATTCTTATTCCTCCAAGAAAATAAGAACTAGGTGAGTAGCTTGGGTTCAATACCCTTGGTGCCCATTTGACAATACTTGTAAAAAGTTAGAAAAGAGGAAACTTTTCCCTAGTAAAAGCAAGCAAGTATTGTCGTGAGTAATCTTGTGTGGTTATTTTTAAATTTTGATTTTTATGGAAATGTTGTACGCTTATTTTACTGGTACGCATTGCACACGTGCAGGTTCAAATCCTGTATTACTCATATGTGATTAGTTACGAGCCATTACTAATCACAGATCCTTTTATAACTTACAATTCAGGATCACGTAAGCAGTAGCATTTTGCTACGGCTTTTTTGTTTTCAAAGGAGGAATTATATGACACCAGTTGAATATTTCCAGCGATGTCAGCGCCACAGTCGCATTAAAAAAGCCCGACAGATCGTTGAGCATTGCACGTCTAACAGCGTGGGCGACATTAAGCAAAAAATCCTATTTAAGCAAGAAACAGGATTCATGCCGCAGGACTATTTAGACAGATTTGATAATAAGGAGAAATTGAAATGAACAAGTTAATTGCATTTGTCGGTGGTGTTATCGTTGGTACTGTTTACTCTAAGCAGATTAAGCAAGTAGTTAATGAGTATAGAGAACAAGTTAATCAAAAAGAAGCCAAGGATATTTTGGATATGATCGAGAAACGAGCAACTAATATGAAGTTAGTTGGTGAAGATGACAGCAAATCTGGCTCATCTAAAAAGATTGATGGTGCTTTTGATCCAATTGATGATTACTTACGCTAAGGAGTAAATTATGATTGACAGAGAAGAAATTAAAAAGCACAAAAGTACTGCTTTTTCTACACGTCATGATGTTGAATTTGTTTCGCCAGATAAGGACATGATGCAAGAGCATAATCCAAAGAAATATAAAAAGTATTTTAATTCAAAAGCTATTATGCTCCCTGTCGCTAAAGATGACATCTCATATATTGAAATTCATTTTAAGCAAGGTACTTCATTTACTTTTGAAAAATATCAATTTATTAAAATGTTTGAACAATATTTTGGAGACACATTATGAAAGATTATGAAGCTAATGACGCTGTTCTTGTCGTGAATGGTCATACTATTTATGGATTCACTGAATCTGATACATATGTTAGTCGTCAAATTTCAAAGGCAGAAGAAAGCTTTCGAAAAAAATTAAATCAAGCATTAATGCAGATTTTTGCTAAAAAGATTGCTAAGTTTGCTCATTTAGCTGGTGATGGCAAAGACAAATACATCAAAGCTTTAGAAATTGGATTTAACGATATTTATGTAATGGTCCACGAAGAAAGATTGGATGGTTCAAAGAAATTTACAGATGACGAATTTAAGCAGTTATTAGATGATTGTCACGTTAAATATTAAAAGTGCCGTTTTTGGGTAAATTTAGCCTAAAAACGGTTATTTTTATGAATTAATTTAGGAGGATAGTTCATGACTAACATTGAAAGAATTATTGATAATTTAAAGCAAGAAAAGGCAGAACTTAGTAAACGAATTAAAAAGTTAATTGCTAAGCTTGATAGTCGTTCTCTTCAATTTGAAGACGCTTCTTTGTTAGAAGATCAATTAAACGCAATGCTTGACTACAACATGATTCTTGATGAACGTATTGAACGCTTGGAAAAGGAGAATGAAGCATGCAAGTAGTAGCAAAGTCAATTGACGAGATTAAGCCTTACGAAAATAATCCTCGTAACAATGATGATGCTGTTGATGCTGTAGCTAACTCAATTAAGAGTTTGGCTGGCAACAGCCTATCGTTGTAGACATCGGGGGGGTAATCATAGCTGGTCATACACGCTACAGAGCCGCTCAAAAGCTGGGATTAAAGACTGTGCCTGTTGTGGTGGCTAAGGATTTAACAGAAGAGCAAGTAAAAGCATACAGGTTAGCAGACAATAAGTCTGGTGAACTTGCTAAATGGGATGATGAACTACTTGAAGATGAATTAGTAGGCATTGATGATATTGATATGTCTCAATTTGGCTTTGATGACGATACACCACTTGATACTGTTGATGAACCTACTGATGAATATGCTGAAAGTGAAGACGATGTTGATGAAGATGATTACAACATTGAAGTTTCAGAAGAATCAGATGTTCAGCAAGGTCAAATTTATAAATTAGGCAATCACTATGTTATGTGTGGTGATAGTACTGATCCTGAACAGGTTAGTAAATTGATGCAAGGCAAAAAAAGTGACCTAGTATTCACTGATCCTCCATACGGAATGAAAAAAGAATCAGATGGCGTAGCAAATGACAATCTTGATTATGATGATTTACTTGCTTTTAATAAAAAATGGATTCCTATTAGTTTCTCCAATTTAAAGGCTAACGGCTCGTGGTATTGCTTTGGAATTGATGAGCCATTGATGGACATCTATTCCAATATTTTGAAGCCAATGATAAAAAAGAATCAAATCACATTTAGAAACCTGATTACGTGGGATAAAGGCAACGGTCAAGCTCAAAATAGTGATTTAACAAGAAGCTATGCTATTGCTGATGAAAAATGCTTATTTGTAATGTGTGGGGTTCAAGGCTTTAACAACAACTCAGATCATTATTTTGATGGATGGGATAAAATTAGGCTTTATTTATGCAATGAAGCTGAAAAAGTGGGACTTACGTCTAAAAAAGTGCAAGAGGTCACTGGAACTCAAATGTATAAGCATTGGTTTACTAAATCCCAGTGGTCCTTTATTACAAAAGAACACTATAAAAAAATCCAGGAATACTATAAAGATAGTGATGCCTTTAAGCGTGAATATGATGATCTTAAGCGTGAATATGATGATCTTAAGCGTGAATATTATTCTACTAGAGCATATTTCAACAATACCCACGATAATATGAATAACGTTTGGCATTTTAAAAGAGTTTCAGGCAAAGAAAAAGAACAGACTGGCGGTCATGCAACACCAAAACCACTAAAGCTGTGTGCTAGGGCTATCGAATCAAGTAGTAGACCAGGTGAGACAGTTTTGGATATGTTTGGTGGCAGCGGCTCTACTTTGATAGCATGTGAGCAATTAGGACGGTCAGCATATTTAATGGAATTGGAACCTAAATGGGTTGATGTAATTATTGATCGTTGGGAATCATTTACAGGTGAAAAAGCTGAGTTAATTTGCAAATAAAACTGCAGGAACTAGTTAAAAGCTAGTTCTTTTATTTTGTCCAAAAAGGAGGTGATTTTTGTTTGCAAAAAGCTAAAAAAGATACAACGGGTAGACCTGAAAAAATGACACCTGAAAAGTTAGCTCAATTCAAGTTGTTTATTGTTGCTGGCTGTACGCTTAAAAAGGCTTGTGAACAAATAGAAATCACCCCGAATACTTGGAGAAATTACTGCAAAAGACATCCTGATTATTTAACGAAGTTTGCTAAGTGGAAAAATGAACTTGAGAGTAGAGCAAAAGTTAATATCGCCCTCAAGATCATTAATGAAAAAGATGCAAGTACAAGTGCCTATTACTTAGAGCAACAGGTTAAGTTAAAAGATCAAGCGGCTAGAACTGCTTTGAATCGTGCTAAGGCTAAGCAAGCCAAGTTGCAAGTTAAGCTCTTAGAAAAGCAACTAGAGCGTATTGATACTACTGCAAGCAAGGCAAAGGATAGCATGGCAAAACTTGACACTAAGACACTTGAAAAACTTGCTACCTTAGATGAAGGAGTTGACTTTGATGCAATTAACTGATGAACAAAAGGCAGGCGTAGCTCTTGCGGCTAGAGAAGAACTAGCGCGCAGAAGCTATGCCTATTATTTTCTCTTGGCTAATGCTGACAAGAAAGCTCAACTGTTCAATTACACCAAGTATGTGTGCGACCGACTGCAAAAGATTGTAGACGGTGAACAGCACAACCTCATAATCTCTATGCCACCGCAACATGGTAAGTCAATGCTAGTAACCGAGACATTTCCTAGTTACTACTTAATGAGACACCCAGATCAATCAATTATGGTTACGTCTTATGCTGAAACAATGTACAAAAGATTTAGTAAGCGTGGCAAGCAACACTTTAGAGAGTGGGCACCGCGCTTATTTGGTCTCAATCTCGGACTAGCTAACTCACAAGAATATGACGTTGCTGGACATTACGGTGAAGCCTATTACACGTCAATCCTTGGTGGTGGTACTGGTAGACCAGCTAATCTATTAATCATTGATGACCCTATCAAAGACGAAAAAGAAGCCGCATCACAAACAATTAGAGATAACGTTTGGGGTGAGTGGGCTTCAACATTTAGTACACGTCTGCAAAAGAACGCGTCAGTAATTGTGATCATGACACGCTGGCAGACTGATGATCTAGCAGGCAGACTGTTAGACATGGACAAATCAGAAGACAGCGAACACAAATTCAACTGGGAAGAGATTAAGTTTCCTGCTATTGCCGAAAACATTCCAGCTGGTCAAACAGATGCTATTGGCAGACGCAACGGTGAAGCACTCAATCCAGAACTTCACCCACTTAGTCAATTGCTAATTCAAAAGCGCAACATTGGTACTCAACGTTTTAATGCTTTGTATCAGCAAGCACCAACAACGCAAGAGGGTAACATCATTAAGCGCGAATGGATTAAGTACTATGTGCCAGATCGTGAGACGATGGTGAGATTACACTTAACTGAAAAAGAAGTCATGATCTTACCACGGCACTTAGATCAAACGGTTCAAGCATGGGATGCTACTTTTAAGTCTAAGGAAAATGATGACTTTGTAGCAGGTCAAACGTGGTCATCTGCAAGGTCATGCTACTTCTTGCGTCCAAACTGGTGTCACAAGCGTCTTACATTTACTGAAACACAACGCGCTATTAGAGCGCAGTCACGTATCTATCCAGAAGCTGTAGCAAAGTTAATCGAAGACAAGGCTAATGGACCTGCTCTGATTGATACGCTAAAGCGAGATATTGATGGTATTACGCCAGTTAGTCCAGGGACTGACAGCAAGGAGACACGTTTTGCGTCAGTCAGTCCATTATTTGAAGCTGGTCAAGTTTATGTACCACATCCAAAATGGATTCCCGCAGTTAACGACATGATCGAAGAATGGTGCGGCTTTCCATTTATGGCGCATGACGACAACGTGGACTCTGCAGGATACGCACTTATGTATCTAAGCAAGCACAAGAGAAAGCAAACATTTGGATTTATTGGTTACTAATGTGGAAAGGAGGTTGAGTTTTGGGACTTTTTAACAGAAACAAGCATAAAGCTAAGAAGCAGATGCGCATGGACTTCATGGATTATGAATCTAAAGGATTAACTCCACAGAGATTTGGCGATACTGCTCCACAACTTGTGATGTCAAACATTGATAGATATGACAAGTATGATCGACAGATGCACCTTTTTAAGACTAATGCAATAGCCCACCGCATAGCAGTTATGCAAGCAGAAGCGGCAACGCGTAACTACTGGCGGCTAGTCATGGATGATCAAGACAAGCAAAAGGTTTATCAAAAGGGTATGGATGATCTTAATTTACAGACTAAGATTACACAGGAAATCATTTACCGCAATGTTAATGGTGGCTCGTATCTTAACGTTAACGTGGATGAAAAGGATCAAACAAATCTTGCTACGCCACTTAATCCTCACAACATTTTAAAAGTTAAGTCAGTTAATGCGTTTGGATTGAAGCATGTGCAAAAAACACAAATCTGTAATGATCCGACTGATGATAACTACTTAAAAGAGGATTACATCACGTTAGACGGTCTTACAGATGGCGATGATGAATTTGGCAAAGAAAAAGACAGCATCAAGATTGATCACACCCGTTACCAGCACATCTCATTAGATAAGTTTGAAGATGATGCAGTTGGTACATCACTGCTAGAACGTTGCTATGATCAGTTGAAAGTGCTAGACACTGCAGAATACTCACTAGGCAAGATGCTTTATGAGTACAACTTGAAAGTGATTAACAGTGATGCTTACTTTAACGGCAGTGAAGCTAAACAAGAACGCGACAAGCGAATGCTGAAAGAAGGCATGAGTACTGAATCAGTTGTTGTTGTCGGCTTGGATGAGGATGTAAAGAAGGTCTCAACGAGCGCTGGCGGTATTCAGTCGCTTTATGATTTTGCTTGGCAACAACTAAGTACTGCAACTGGTATTCCTAAATCAGTTTTGCTTGGTGAACAGGCTGGTACGTTAGCTGGTGCGTCACAAGATGTCATTAACTACTATGAAACCGTTAAGGCAATGCAAGAACAAGTCATTAGACCACAACTTGAATGGATTGTGCGATTACTTATGTGGTCAGAGAGTTGTGGTGGCAAGTCAGAAGACCCAGACACATTAGACTGGCATATTGAGTTCAATCCACTATTTAGCCAAGACGCTAATACCAAGACAAAGAACTTTGTAAATCTTGCCAATGGTCTAAAGACTTTAACAGACGCAGAAATTATGGGCACTGATGAAGCCCACGACATCTTAGTAAGTAAGAGTAATGATGCTTCGATTCCGCTTGAATTGCAGGCTGACAGTGCAGAAGACTATCCACAATTATCACAAACTGATGTGGATAACTACAAAAAAGAAAAGAAACAAATCGAAAAAGACATAAAGAAGGCAATCAACCATGGCAAGAAAACATAGACGAATCCCTAAGACTAGATACCCCATGAACTTGGAAAAATCTTATCTTAGGGCTATGAATCGACTTATTTTGTCATGGGAAAAGGTAGCACAGTACTACATGCAGTATTATTTGAAGTCTTATGTTTCAGGTGGCGCGTTATCTATTGATGCTGACGATGATGACAAAAACGACCCACAAAAAATTGAAAGAATTGCAACCATTATTGCTCTAATGACGCTTGCTATAAAGAATGCTAAGAGTGACAACCAACTCGCAAGCATAGCAAGCCAATTCGTACTGTCTGTTAACAGTTTTTCATTTGACAATGTAAATTCACAAGCCAGAGCAATAGAAATGCAAGCAATCAAAAGTGATCCAACTATCGAAGCTTTTGTTAAAGCAAAAATTAAAGAAAACACGTCTTATATTACGTCTCTACGTGATAAATACATCGCGCAACTAAGAAATGACATTTACAGATCAATTTCTGACGGTAAGGGTGTCACAGAATTAGCAAAGACGATTGTTAAGCGTACAGGCATGACATATATCCATGCTAGATTGATAGCTAATGATCAAACAGGGAGTATTTTGGCACAGCTCAATAAATATCGAGCTACTAGAGCAGGCTTTAAAAAGTACATGTGGCAGTCAATGGAGGACGGTCGCGTTCGTCCCAAACATCAGGAACTAGATCGCAAGATTTTTAGATATGATGACCCAGACGGGGGCGACAACGGTATGCTTCCAGGCGAGCCGATCAATTGTAGATGTGTTGCTTTGCCAGCAGATGATGATATTTAGCACTCATTTGAGTGCTTTTTTTATGCAATGAAAGGAGAAATTACATGGTAGATACAACTATTAACACTGACGACAAGAAGCCAGTTACATTCAACCCACCAGTTAACAATGAACCAAAGTTAACATCAGCTAATACAGCTGATGTGCCAGCACCTAAAGATCCTAAAGGCATGTTTGACTGGTCTGATGCTAAGCAATATGTGATCCAAGAAGGTGAAACATTGTTAGACGTAGCTTTGAAGTATCACGTAGCATTGCAACAACTTAGATACTTCAACCACCTTAATAAAGTCACTTTCAAGGTCAACAAGGGTCAAACTATCTACATTCCTAACAAGCCTATTAATGTGCCTTACGGAGCATAGCTAATGGGCGTTGCTAGATATGATTTTGGTCAAAGTCATATTGATAAATTCAAGATTGATCCACAAAACGGATTTTTAATTGTTCGCGATGTTCCAATCACTTTGACAGGTGTCAGAAAATACAGAAATCCAGACGGCACAACAGTTAGGGAAGCTAAAACCCCAGAAGAGCTGTTGTCTAAAGCAACTGTTGATTCTGCAAACGGTAAGCCTATCACTGACGACCACCCAAAGGATGCAAACGGTCAAAACGTCTTAGTTACTAAAGACAATTATCCAAAGTTCGTTAAGGGCTATATGGGCACTAATGCTCATGTTGCTGACGATGGGACAATCCGCAATGACATGACAATCATGGATCCAACTCTAATCAATGAGATTAGACACGGTAAAGAAGAATTATCAATCGGCTTTGAAATGGAGCTTGACCCCACAAAAGGCAAATTAGACGGTACAGCCTATGACGCTAAGCAAACTAACATCCGCATCAATCACGTTGCGGTAGTTGAAAAAGGGCGTGCGGGTCATAAAGTGCGGTTAAGTGCTGACAGCGATGATGCTGTTCAGGTTACAGATGAAACACCAAATGAAGAGAAAGGAAACAAAATGGAATTTACAAAAGTTCACAGCAAAGAATACGGCGACATTAGTGTTGCTACACAAGACGCTGACAAGTTAACCAAGATTATTGGCGATGCTGACGAAAGCAACTCCAAGCTTGAAAAACTTAAGGCTGAAAGAGACAAGATCAATCAACAAATCGAAGAACTTGAAGGCTCTAATGACAAGAGCAAGAAAGAAGCCGCTGATGCTAAGAAGAAAGCAGATGAAGCTCGTGCCCGTGCTGATGCGGCAGAAGAAGAAAACAAGAACCTCAAGTCACAACTTGAAGGGGATGCCTTCGAAGACAAGCTTAATAACACCTTAGCTTTCAGAGAAAAGGCAAAGAAGATTGTTGGTGACAGCTTTGACTTTACTGGCAAGAGTGAACGTGAAGTTGAAGAAGCCGCTTTGAAGACTAAGTTCCCTGATCGCAGTTTTGACAGCGAAAGTGACGACTACGTTCGTGGTTACTATGAAAACTTATTCACTACTAATGCTGGTGGTGTTGGCTACGGTCGCACTGCAGAACAAGATTCAGAAGAATCAGCATATCAAAAAGCATTAGAAGCACGTCAAAACTTATATGAAGGGGGTGAATAATATGCCTTTACCAATCGGATACATGTACCAAGAAAAAGCTTTAGGTGCTGGTACTGTCGGTACTGTTCAACATTACAACATTGAACATGTACCTGCTGGTACTGACGTTAACTACGGTGTTGCAATCAAGATTCAAGACCAAGCAGGTGTAGTTGCTGATAAAGCACCTATTTTTGGAATCACTACTAAGCGTGGTTACGCAATGGGTGACGACTACAGCGCAATTGAAGATGATCACTGGTACAAGGGCGAAGACATGGGCGTTTTAACCGAAGGTGCTATCTCTGTACCAATTACTGCTGATGTTAACCGCCTTGACTTAGCCGCTATTAATGCTGACGGTACTTTCAAGCCAGCAGGTGCGGGCGATACCACTGTAGGTCACTTCTTAACTGCAGGTGACAAGGACAGTACAGCGATTGTCTATGTAAACTTAACAAGTGTTAACACTACTGCAACAGCTACGCCTGACGTATCAGGCGCAGGAAAGTGAGGTAAATAATGGCAGGATTTAATACAGGGGTCGCATACAGCAAGTTATTTAATGTGGTTGACCCAAAGGTTTTAGAACCTAAAAAGGAAGACTTACAAGGCAGAAAGATGTTTAAGGTTAACACCTTAGCTGATCCATGGGCTTTGACTTACGAATGGTCATGGAAAGAAATCATGGGTCAATCATCTGGTTATGCTGATCGTGCAACTGACATCACTGTAACTGATGTCAGCTATCACAATGAAATTGGTTACATCGCTGAAAGAACAGCCGCATTTGAATACTCGCAAGCTGATCTTGAACGTGCAAACACTGGCGGCAGAAACATCGACATCGTAACTGATCGTGCAGTTGCTACTCATGACGCATTAGCAAATTGGGAAGACGCTTTGATCTTCAACGGTAACGGTGACGACCGTCATCTAATTTACGGCTTGACTACTGATGCTGATAAGGCAGGTTACCAAACTATTGATGACCCTAGCGTTACTTTGCAAAAGGTAGTTGATCCAACAAATGAAAATGCTTTTTCTGACGCATACAAGATCGTTAACTATTTCATGGATGCGGCTGCTAAAATCACAATGCTTCCAGGCTATCACAACGTTAAGCCTTATCTTGCATTAGCACCAAAGGAATATGACTTGTTAACTCGTCCATTGGTCAACCAATACAATCCAGATAAAACTTTATGGAACATGATCCAACGTGGTGGCAACAACGGTGAAAATGTCTTTGCTGGTATTCGACCAATTACTGAGCTTGAAGCTAGATACTGGAATGACAAGACTGGCAAGGATGGCAAGAAGGACATGGCTATTGTCTATCTTGACACCCCTGACGTTGCACAAATTCAAGTTGCAATGGAACCACGCCGCTACGGTCAAGCTATCGCTTCTGCTGACAATGGTTTGAGCTACAAGCAGATGTACATTGAACGTACTGGTGGCTTATCTGTTAAGTTCCCAGCTGGTATTGTGCAACTTACTGGCTTGAATGACGGCTCTGAAAAATGGGCTAAGAGCAAGGCAGACGCTAAGGCTGAAAGTGCAAAGAAGAGCAATTAGTGAGGTGAAATCACATGGCAGATTCAGAGATTGAAGAAATCAAACAGCTAGATAGCGATGCAACAGAAGACTTGACTGACCAACAGCTTCAAACTTACATAAACAACGCTCATTTGATTGCTTTAACTGATAAGTTCCCTAAGGATGTTGAATTTGACGATGTGCCTGTTTTAACTCTAGCAACTAGATACATGGCACTTCACTTAATCTCAACTAGAAGCGGTACTGCTGGCAGTGGCGTTATTTCTGAAAAGGTAGACGTTTTGGAAACTCACTACGCTAACACTGGTCGTCTTGACTGGTACAGCCGTTCACCATGGGGACAGCTCTATTTAAAGCTCTTGAAAGAATTTGCCAGACTTGACACAAGCTTTGTGGTGATTCAACACTAATGAAAATCGAAGGATACAATCATATCCCTGAAATAACAAAAGAACTTGACTACTTAAACAAGCATCAAGTCGCTATTGGCTATTTTGGGGAGCATGAAAGCAGATTGCTAACCATTGTTGGTGCTAATGAATTTGGTGCAACGATTAAGCCAAAGAATGGAAAATGGCTTTGGATTCCAACTAAGGAATGTCCACGTGGCAAAGGTCCTAAGGATATTCAAGGCTTGTTTATTCCTAAAGGTCATAGAGTAGCGTGTGTTAATAACAACGGTAAGCTAGTAGCTTATTTTTACTTGTCAAAGTTGGTTCAGATACCAGCCCGTCCATTTATCAGACAGGCTTACATGAACAACAAAGCTAAGTACACCAAGCTAGTAAGACACGGATTAACGCAGATATTTCTTGGTAGATTGACAGGCGAACAGCTACTCAATCGACTTGGCTTAGTTTGTACGGCTGACATCGCTAAGGCTTCAATTCGCTTGAAGCACCCAGCAAACAGACCAGTCACGATTGAACGTAAGGGGTCTGATAATCCATTGGTTGACACTGGCGAACTGCAAAGAAAAGTCACTTATAAAATACTGCACGTGTAATAGTAAGCTATAGAAAGCAGGTAACTATGAGCCTTAAAATGCACCCTCAAAGATTAATTAACAAATTTGGTGTTGATCTTTGGGTCTGGACATCAAGTAATTTTGCAAAGCAAGAATATCTAGGCGGAGAAACCACTTTTGACGATTATGATTTGCTTGACAAAGCTGATGCTGACAAATTGCATGAGCCAATACTGCCAATGTCTAGTCACCTTGCACAACTCTTCGGTCAGCTTAATGGCGGCGGGGAAGTGCAAGGCGATTTACTTTGGCTGTCACTTGGTAAATATCCAATTGGTACTGTAGTTTACTCACCAACGCAAGGCGGATTTTACAAAGTGACTAGCAGATCATCATATGACGGCTATACTGAGCCACATTTCTTTGAGTATCAACTAAAGGGGGTAGATCAAGATCAAACAAATCCAATCGCAGATGCCACCAATGAAGGATCACTACCTAGTGATCTACATCCTTATCCAGGTGGTTAATCAACTGCTTCACTGTAACGTATATCCTCAATATAATGCAGGATTGCGCGACAAGTATCCTTTCGTTACATATAGCTGGATTGATGCAGGTAGCAACACAACAATGGACGACATGGGCGAAATGGAAGTCACTCTTCAAATTGATGTGCAAGCTACTGATCAATATCAAGCTTTGGAAATGATAACCAGCCTGCACAAAGCTCTTAAATGGAGCTATGGTTATCGCAGATATTTTAAGCAGGCACACATAATTCCACATAGCGTATCAGGAACGAACGCCAAGCCTAGTTATGGTTACGGAGCCGTAATCAGTGACTATTGGTTTGAGTGTTCGTTTTCTTTATATGATCTTGGAACTATTTATAAACCAGAAGACCTTAACTTTGTATTTAATGAATCAATCATTGAATCAATTAAGGCAATGAACACAATGAATGGAACATCCATTAAAACTAGTAAGGAGGACAAATAATGGCAACAACCATTAATTCAGTCACACCATATGACCATCCTATGGACGTTAATGTCGTGATGACTGTTTTACGCCCACAACCTGTCAAGGACTTGGGCAATATTCTACTTTTGAATGCCACTTCTGCAGATCCAAAAGCAGGAGGCACTTTGTCAGACACTTTGAACAGCACTGACATTTTGAACGGCTTATTGTTGAGAAAAACTGATAAGACTACTGGTGCTATTTATCGTGAATATAAGAATCTTGACGCTGTAGCTGTCGATTACAAAGAAGGCACGCCAGTCTACAAGAAAGCATCAGCATACTTTGCACAAAGTAATCACTCTGACCGCATTGCTGTCTTGGATTATGACAAGAGTAAGGCATATGAGGCTCTCAAGGCATTCTGGTACTTTAACTGGACTTTTGCTATTTGTGTAGACAACACTATTGACGACTCAACCGTCAACTTATCAAGCATCTTTGAGGTCAACAAGGATCACTTCTTAGTACTTCAAACAGATAACATTTCCCAATACACACAACTCAGCGGTCAAAATTACACTATTGGTCTTAGTCATGACTTAGATGAACCAATGGATGCCGCTTTTGTTGGTGCAATTGCTACGCGTCCAGTCGGAGCAGTTACTTGGAAGTTTAAGAACTTAGTTGGCATTACTGCTCAAAACTTAACTACACAAGAACTTGCAAGTATTAATCAAGTTCATGCTATTGCTTATGAAGAAATGATGGGCAGGGGTCAAACATCAGAAGGTACAACCTTATCTGGTGAATATATTGACTTGCTTCATGGTGTGCTTTGGGTTCAAACAACCGCACAAGCTAAACTTGAAAAGATGCTTCAAGAAAACGGCAAGATTCCTTATGAAAGTAAGGGTATTGCAATGATCGGTGCTGTATTAACGGAAGTCATGAATAAAGCTTACGAAATGGGAATCATCATGACTGACGATGCGACAGGTCGTGCGATGTTTACTGTTACTACTACGCCACGTGAACAACAGTCACAAAAACACTTGTCAGAAAGATTTTATGATGGTGCAAGCTTTGAATATCACGCTTCAAGTGCTATCCACACCATTACTGTTAACGGCACTGTTGATTCAGACACCGTTTTGGCGGCTTAGAAAGGAGAATTAAATGCCTTCAAGAATTAGAATTGGAAAACTTCATGAATATGACGCTCGTGAGTCAACATTGATGATTAATGGTCATTTGATCCAAGGATTCTCAGAAAACAGCATGTTCACTATCCAAGATGACCAAGATTCTGCGAGTTTGAAGATTGATCCACAAGGTACACCAACTAAGTCACGTAACAATAGCACAAGTGGCACTATGACTGTTCCATTGGATGAAACTTCACCATCCAACGCGCTTTTATTGAAATACTTCAATGAAGACACAGTGTTCCCAGTGGATTTAATTACTTCAACTGCTCATGTCTCAACAACTTATGCGTTTATTACTAAGCGTGCAAACTTGGAAGGGCAAAAAGTAGCTAGTGATCGTAGCTGGAATATCAAATTGATTAACTACGAAGAAACTGCAGTCATCGACTATGAAGAATAGTTGACGGTTGCAAAAAGACCTATCATGAAATTCTTATCAAAGGAGATTTAAGATGACTGAAAAAATTAATAACGCCAAATTGGCACAAGAACAACATGACGAACAAGTGAGAATTAAGAAGCAAGCTGAATCTAGCAAGATTGAGTCATTAGAAGGCAAGACCAAGACTGTCACAATTAGAAAAGGCACTGATAAAGAATACACGCTTGAATTGCAATTTCCAGGTGTTGAAAGAGCTTCAACTTTGATTGAAGATTCAAGAAATCCGTTTGGACAACCAAACCTTCCCGAATTGCTTAAGGAATCATTGAAAGACGTTGTGATCGCTCCACATATTGAATCTCTTAAATGGTGGAATTATCATGAGGGTCTTTATGAAGCCGCCAACGCAGTTTTAAATTTTCTTACTGAAAAACTCTAATGTTAATTTAGATCAAAATCAGTTAGAGGAACAAGCCGATTATTCAGAGATTCCATTGCGCTTAATCATGCACGGAGTTCCTGAAAAATTAGTGAAACATGCAACGCCAGATCAACTAATGATTATGCTGAAAATTGTTACTCGTGACATGGATCAGCAAGCAATCATTAATGCTAACCATATTGGAGAGCTGTTTGGTGGAGGCAGTAATCAAAATGAAAGTTAAGAGGTGAAGCCTATCAAGTAATTGATGGCTTTTTATTTTGCACTAGAAAGGAGGTAACTATATGGCAGACATCGAACATCTAGGGATAGGAATTAACACAAATATTGATTATGATTCATTGACTAAAGCTAATGAGACAACCAAAAAGTTTATTTCTAACCTAGGTGTTCTTGAAAAAAGACTTAATCGGTTAAAAGTCCCAACTGGCTTATCAAGTGACTTAAACAAAATCAAATCATTGTCTGATACTACAGCTAGATCAGTTAGCGATTTAAAAAACAAGTTTAATGGTTTTGCTACTGCTGGTGAATCAGCAAGCAGACGCGTTGATGAGGCTACCAACAAGAACGTTAACAGTATTAACAAATATCGTGACGCTATGAATCAGTTTTCACCAAGCATGAAAAGAGCTGGCGATACTGCAAAAGAAGCATCACAAAGCTTTAATACTGCTAAAGGTGCGGCTGAAAAAGCTGGTGCATCTATGGATAAAACCAGAGAATCAAGTGAAAGAACCGCCACAAGTTTTGGCAAGCTTCACGAAGCTGGATCTAAGCTGGTAAACATTAGCACGATGATAGCCGCATCAATGGTTCCTGTTGCGGCGGCTTTTAAAAAGGCAAATGATGAAGCAACTCAGCTAGCTAATGAATACAATGTCATTAAAAACTTGCAGGAAACGGGCGGTGACAGTGCTAAAACTGCAAAACGTAATACAGCCGCTATTCAAAGAGAAAACCGTAAACTTTCAACTGAATATGGTGTCAGTCAAAATGATTTGGCTAAGGGGTCTGAGCAATTAATCAGGCGCGGTTATTCTGGACAACAGGATTTAGCCGCACACAAGTACTTTGTTCAAGCCGCTAAAGCAACTAATGAAAGTTATAACGACATAGTCGCCGCCGCCGCACCAATGCTGGAACAATTTGGCTATAAGAAAAAAGCTGGTACAAGCAAGAAAAAGATGGCTGACTACACCAGACAAGTATTAAACAAAGCCGCTTATGTTGGCGATGTTACTTCTGGATCAGTTGGTGGTGAAGGTGGTTTTGGTAACTCCTTTAAGATGTCAGGATCAATTCTTCACTCAACTGGTCAATCTTTATCATCATCACTTGCTGTTCTTGGTACTTTGTCAAACTTTGGTGAAGAAGGTACACAAGCTGGTACTGGTGTACGTCAAATTGTTTCAAGCTTATTAGGCACTTCTAAGAGTAAGACCAAGTCAGCCGCTTTGCATGATTTAGGCTTAACTGCTAGTGATTTCTTTACAAAGAATGGAAATATGAAGCAGTTGCCTGATGTCTTTAGAATCTTGCATAACGCTACACGTGGTAAGAAGTCTAGCCGTGTACAAAGCGACTTTAAACAGATCTTTGGTCAAACTGGATTTAATGATGCTTCTATCTTAACTAAGAACTATCAAGACGTTGCTAATAACGTTAAGGCGGCTAACAGAGCTAACAGTACAAACTACATAACCAAATTATCTAATAGCAACATGAACTCTCTACAAAATCAGTTAGAGAAGACAAAACAGCTATTTAATGATGTTGGGATGTCTTTTGCTAAACAGATAGCGCCTGGGCTTGCTAATATGCTTAAGCTTGTTAACAAAGTTCTTGAAGCTGTTAGGGGTTGGCCTCAACCTGTTAAACGTACTCTTGGATACATTACTGCTATTACTGGTGCGTTAAGTACTGCAACTGTAGCAAAGAAATTGGCAAGCAATTTACTAGGAATTGGCGGAAAATCTGCTATTCAGGGTACTGCCAAAGGTGCAACAGGTAGCGCAAGTAGATCATTAATTGGATCGGCACTTAACTTTGCAAAAACTAACGCTATTGGCGGAAAGCTGGCAAAAACAGGATTAGGTAAAAAAGCTGTTGGATTGCTAGGCGGCACGGCTGGCAAAGGTGCTACTGCCTTAGCTGGTGTCGGTATTGCCGCAACTTCTGGCGTTGATCTCTACAAGGCGATAACTGCTAAAAACTCAACTGCTAAGTTTAAAAACTACGGCAAAAGTATTGGTTCAGCAATCGGTGGGGGTATCGGACTTTGGCTCGGTGGTCCTGCTGGTGCGGCAGTCGGTACTATGCTTGGTCAAGTTGCTGGTGGCTGGGCTGGTAAGATGGCTAAGCAATTTAGCAAGACTAAGTTCGGCAAGGCTATTGGCAAAGACTTTAGACAAGCTGTTTGGAGTGTTAAGCAAGCTCTACGTCCATTGGGGCGCACTGTTCATAGTTCTCTTGGTACTGTTGGCAAAGAATTTAATTCACTTAATCGGACAGTTGGTAAAGCATGGCGTGATCTTAACAGAAACAAAGATTTTAGAGCGTTCAAGCGCAATTTATCTAATTTCTTTAAATCGTCAATAGTTGCAACTGCACGATTTGGAATTAAACAAGTGACTACCATCTTTAAGACTGGTATTAAAGTAGCAATTGACGTTATTAAAGGATTAACCAAGATATTCAAGGGAATTGTTGGTGTTGTTAAGAATACTGTCAAACTTGTGTCTGATGTCTTTCATGGTCGTTGGAGCAAGGTCTGGGGCGATGCTAAGGGTATCGTCAAGGGCGCAGTTAAGATGATGACTGGCTGGATTGATACGCTTAATAAAGTTACACAAGACATCTTTGGTGGAATTATTAATACTGCTAAAAATGTTTGGGACTTTGTTACTGGTCATGACAGTAAAGTATCTAGTCACCACGAAAACTCAACTAGTGTTGGTAGTGCTAATAAGTCAGTTGCCAATATGCAAAACGGTCAAGGCGGCAAGCATCATGCAGGTAAATCACATGCAACGACTATTGCTGACATTAACAAATCAACTCATTTAGGCGCACATGCTAATGGTACTGCTTCTTTAGTTGGCGAAGCTGGTCCAGAACTTGCTTACAAGCCTTACTCAAATAGAGCGAGATTACTTGGTGCAAGAGGTCCACAAATCACTCATATCCAAGCGGGTGAAAAGATTCTTAACGCCCGTGATACTCGTAAAGTCATGAGCGGTGGTCTAGGCACTGGATTAATTCTTAAAGGATATGCTACAGGTAACACTTCTTTAGGCAAAACAACTAAAAAAGTTACTGACGACTACAAGCAGATTAAAGATAAGTCCACGAAGTCGCTTAATGAGCTGACTAAGGAAAATAATTCTAGTTGGCGTAAGATAACAAGCACTACGACAAAACAAGCTGAGAAGAGCCGAAAAGGGGCAATAAGCAAATACAGTGATATGAGCAAAGGTGTCACTAAACAAATGACATCATTGCACAGCCATGTTGTTGATCTTGCCTCTACGACTTCTAAGGGCTTTGGTAAAGAACTAAGTCACATGACCAAATACGCACATTCAGCAATGAATGGCACGATTGATGAAGTTAACTCTGGTATCAAGGGTATTGATCGAGTTCTTGGTCAATTTGGTGGTAACACTCAAGTTATTAAGCCTGTTAAGTTCGCACGTGGTTCAAATGGTCGCTTAACTCAAAACACTGTAGCTATGGTTAACGATGCGACTACTGGACCAGTTCAGGAAGCCATTGTCAAAAACAGTGGTGAGATTTTATTCCCACGTCACAGAAATCAGATTGTCGGACTTGAAAAAGGTGACGCTGTTCTTAACGGTTCTCAAACACAAGAGCTGGCACAATCAATCGGCTTAACTCACTTTGCAAAAGGATCAGGGGTAAGTCATAGTGCATTGAGAAAAATTGCTGAAAAAGCTGGTGCTAACCCTGCTAAAAGCTTTGCAGATATGTACACAAGTAACATCAAATCTGCAGGAGCTGACTTTAGAAAAGGCGCAATCGCACTTGCTAAGAACTCATCAACGCACTATGGAAATCCATGGTCAACTGCAATGTGGAATGTCATTAATGATGCTATTGGTGGTGCTAACGGTAAGGGCGGAACACGTGAAGCATTCTTGAAATATGCGGAGTCAACGTTTAGCGGCGTTCCATATCAAATGGCTGCAGCTTCAAAGAAGTTGTCTGACTGTTCAGGTATGGTCATGCAAGCCTTGCGGCACTTTGGTATCAACATTGGTCGTACAACTGTAGCAATGCAGGAATCTAGTGGCGTGCAATATCTGGGTAAGTCATTATCTAAGACACTGCCTGGCGACTTAGTCATCTTTGGTCATGGTACAGGTGCCGCAGGGCACGTGGGTATCATTAAGAATCCAAAGACAGGTACGATGTTCAACGAAACTGAACCGAGAGCGCACGTTTCAAGAATCGCTGATGATAAAGGCATGGGCTACGGTTATTACCGTGTAAGAGGTTTGCACAATGCCACTCAGTCCAAGAAAACTGCTAAGGCAGATAAAAGACTTATAGCACTTGCTAAACGTGAGTTGGGTAGTTCTGCTATTAAATGGATCAAGGACAAGCTGGGCGATGATTTCGGCTCACTTGGTTCATTCAGCATTGTCGGCGACTTAAAAGAACGTGCAAAGGCATTGGCTGGCGGATTGAAGAAACTCGATCCACGAGCAACCAAGAATGGTATTGCCGCTATCTTAGGTAACTGGAATTTTGAATCTGGTGGTTTAAATCCAAGTGCTGTTAACTCTAGCGGTGGTGCTTCTGGTTTAGGTCAATGGCTAGGTGGTCGTAAGACTAACTTAATGGCATTTGCGAGACGTAAAGGCAAGAGCTGGGAAAATCCTGCTGTACAGTTGGAATTTGCCGTAAGAGGTGAAGGTTCAGACAGTGCTATCTTGCGCCATGTCCTAGAAGGTCATGGTAGTGTTGCAAGTCTAGCCAACATGTTCTCAGCACAATGGGAACGTGGCGGTTACAATGCCCAACACGTCAAAGGTGCTATGGAAGTTCGCAAGGTTCTTGGTTTTGCAAAGGGTGGTCGTCCTAAAGCACATACACCATTTATAGCTGGCGAACATGGTCCCGAATTAATAACCGCTGATGGTCCAGTTAAGGTTGATACTCACGAGGAGACTAAGAGCAAGCTAAGAGCCGCAACAATTCACAAGCCTGTAGTTAGTCCAGTTAAGCGTGAAGTTGGTTCACACCCCATTACGATTAACATTAACGTAAATGGCAATGTTGAAGGTAAAGAAGCAAGTCTTAGAAGATTAGCTCAAATGATTGGTGATCAAGTTGACCAAAAACTTGATGTATTATTTGAACACATCGCTAACGATGGCGGTGTAGATGAAAGTTACTATTAGGAGGTGAGACTTTGACGACTAAAACTAAAAAGAGAACGGCTGAACAAAAAGCCTATGACGATATGAAGTATTGGGACAAACAGCGCAAGCATGAAAGTGCTACATATATCAAAGCCTTTTCTAAGGCACAATATTATGAATCCAACTCTTATAAAGCTAAAGGAAAAAAGAAAGAATCTTTGATTCGTAAGCGCAATAATTGCTTGAAGCTGGTTGATGCGGCTAAAAAGCGCAAAAACCGAGCTAAGAAAAATTACAAAAGCGCTAAAAGCAGATATGACAGGATAGTTAAGCAGAAGGCTGATGTAAGCAATAAACTTAACCAGATTGCTGATCATGCTGTTGGCTGGAAAAATGAAGGTAAGGCGGCTATTTTTAGATCAGACGGCAAAGGCGATATAATTTACATCTCGCCTGCTGACGGTGAAGATGAAAATGTTTCATCAAATATTACGTCTTATCCAGTCGACAAAGGCGCTCCTTATAGTGACTATTCAAGAGTAAGCAGTAAGGGCGCTACCGTTGCTGGTATTATCGTTGGTAAAGATAAAGCTGACGCATATCGTAAATGGCAGATGCTTAGCAGTTGGAACAACAACCACTATAGGTTGAGTTATAAAGGCGACTTCTATTACAAGCACTATCTAATCGCTAACATGTCAAACAGCTACAAAAACTTGAGGGATAATATTGAGGTATCAATAACATTCCAGTTTGTTTATGAAGCTGAGATTACGACTTCTAATGACAGTCATCATCACAGAAAATCGTCCAAGTCATCGAAGTCTGTAGCAGGAAACAGAAATAAGAAGTACACAGCTATCACGGTTAAGAGTGGTGATACCTTGTGGGCGCTATCTCAAAAATATGGCAAGTCAGTAAAATGGATTGCTAAAGTCAATCACATCAAAAATCCTAATCTGATTTATCCAAAAACAAAGATAAGAGTTAGGTAGGTGGTTGAATGAGAAATTATATTCCTGTAGATGTCGACAATATGCCTGATATTTTTGAAATACCGCTAGCTGGTGAAGTTTACACCTTTAGAATTGACTATAACGAAGTAGCGGACTTTTACACCGTAACAATTTGGCATGATCAAAAGAGACTCCTATCGCAGGAGCCTCTTTTATTAGGTCGATTAGTTGGTATTGATATTCCTGATCCAGAATTGCCAAGAATCGACATTAGAACCATGGATGAAACAGGTCATGCAAAAGATGCTGGCAAGGGCAGTTTGGGTTATGAAGTTCAGATGTACCTTGACATTGTTGACCCGAATGGATCAGAAACAGAAGACCCGTCACGCAAGCCACTTGGCTATGACCCTAATGAAACTGATGACGATTTAACAGATGAAGAGGTGTCCTACTAATGATTATCACTAGAGACCCTCACATGCGTTTTGTTGCAGAAGATGACAAGGGACACAAGCAAGTTGTTTATAACGATGAAACTTATGGACATAACTATCCTTTCACTTTTGAGTGCCCTTTTAGTGATCAGGCTGTCCCTCAAACTAATACAGTAGTTTTGATGAACCTGACAAAAAAGCATAAAGCATTTTATAAGAAGGGGATGCACTGCTGGGTTGATTTCAATTGGGGCAAAGAGCCAAAAAAAATCGCAGAAGGTTTTATCAATGGTCGCAGTAAATTCAACAGTGACGGTGTTACTGATAAAACGACTATTACTTTTACCGAGGGCACTAACTACAGCAATGTCAAAGCTAGAGCTATGCGGATTAAGAAAACAAAAAAGGTCAATCACTACAAAACAATCACAGTGACTGAAAAAGGTCACTTTGAAGAAAAAAGAGTGAGTGTCCCGTTTATTGAAACTTACAAGCGTGGTCCAAAGAAAGGGCAGAAGCATGTAGTACACCACTGGCAAAAGAAAAAGGTCTGGGTCAAGCCTAAAACTAAAAAGAAACGCGTCAAAACGCGCGCTCAAAAGGCTTACTTTGCTAATATGACTTTTCGCAAAGGCACTAACTATAAAAAAATCATCCAAAGCGTTGCCGCACAAGCTGGCATTAAGATTGACAAGCTTGACTTGACTAAAAATGACACAATTAAAAAGTCATATACAGCCAAAGGCAAGCCACTGGCACTCTTAAAGTATTGGGCTAAGCGCGCAAAATCTGAAATGACTTATGAAAGAGGTAAGCTGGTCATCGTTAATCCTAATGCACCAAAACATACATGGTACAAGATTGATGATAAAGACTTGATGCAAGTTCCTGCAGAAAATGAGGCAAGTGATGATAAAAAAGGCACTGTAACGTGGGAAATAGTCACACCGCTCATTCCTGATGTAACAACAAATACAGGGATCATCATGAACTCAAAATACTTAAAAGGTAAGTTCTATTGTAAAGGTGGCTCACACACGTTTGACGGTGAAAGTCCTAAAACTCAAGTTTCTTTGGTAAAGATAAAGAGGTGATTATATGCGGTCAGCAAATCAAAAGAACAAGAACTGGTATGAAGCGTTGCTGAAATTGCTAAACAATATTTATACAAATATTGACGTTGGTTTTCCTGCTAGGGTCATCAGTTATGACAAGAAAAGACATGTAGCTGACATTCAGCCACTATTTAACTTTTCAGACGGCACAAAAAAAGCACAATTGCTGGATGTGCCTGTTGCAGAAAACTGTTATATCGTTGATGAAATTCTTGAAAGACTTAACCCAGATTTTTCAGCAATTGATTCAAATTCTAGTTTGCCTGAACACTCTAAAACGAATCTTGTTAAGCACCTGCCTAAAAAGAAGCTAATGCGAAAAGGAGTACTTGTCACGGTGCTTGTGTTGGATCGTGACATGGACAATTGGAAAGGCGGCAGGAATGCTGATGAATTTACGCCAGCCTCTAATCGCACACATGATATTAATGACGCTGTAATCATCGGAGTGTTGGGCGGTGATGCTGTAGATGGCTAATGACATTAAGCTTGGTGAAAATCACGACCTCGTAATTGATCCAATTACGCATGATCTTGAAATAACAAACGGGCTTGATGAAATTGCACAACGTATTCAAGCCACACTAGAGATCAGATATGGTGAAATGGAACGGCTTGACCCTGAAATGGGGGCTGATTATACCAATTTTTTGGGTAAGCACCTTGATAAACAAGCCGCCGCAGGTGACATGCGAGCTGTTATTGAAGCTAAAGTCCCAGAGGTTGAGACTGTTGATGAAATTAATTTTGAAAAGTTGCCTAACAGAAAGTTAAAAATTACTTTCAGGGCAACTGCTAATGCTGGTGAAGTGGAAGGAGGGATAGAAGTTGACAATTGATTGGGGATTAAAGAAAACAGGATACATAGCACCAACTTATGAAGAGTTTCTTGATAGTGTTGAGGATGATTTTCGCACAAGATTTGGTGATAAAACAGCTCTTACAAGTAATGCCAATCTTGGTGTTATCGCTAGACTAATGGCTGACGCTGTTTATGATCAAACGCAACAGCAAGAAATGATCTATTATTCAAGATTCTACTCAACTGCTTTAGATTCATCTCTTGATCGTCTAGCCGCTAACGTTGGTTTATGGCGCAAAGTTGACGCTCCTGCACGTGCGCAGATTGTAATTACTACAAGTGATGAATACCTAATCCAAAAAGGTGAAAAGTTTGAAACCGAGGACGGTTTTATCTTTGATCTTGTTGATGATGTGCTTACAACTAAGCAAAATGACGGCACTTTTCAAGGCACTGGTAATGTTCAGTGTGAAGAAAAAGGTGAAATTGGAAACGTTGATGCTAATACAATCACGATTGTCTCTAATCCTGATGAAGACATCATTTCTGTAACTAATCCACAGCCTGCTGGTGGTGGTCAAGATTATGAAGACGATGAAACATTCAGAAAACGTCTAATCATGGAAAACGCGACAAGACCAGGTCCTACCGAGCCAGGGATTAAATCTGCTTTGATGAATCTATCAGGCGTTAAACAAGTTGGATTCATTGATAATAGTAAATTTATTCCTGATGAATACGGCAATCCACCATGTTCGGTACATGTGTATGTACTAGGCGGCAATGATCAAGACATTGCTCAATGCTTAATTGATCATGGTGCGGCTGGTATCAATCTGGCTGGATCTTTGACATATTCGGCTAAAGATGCAGCTGGCGACATCAAAGAAGTTAAGTTTGATCATGCTAAGTCGCATAGAATCTTTGTCAAAGTGCAAGTCAATATTAATGACGCTTGGAATAGTGACAACGGGATTGATGATGTCAAAGAAGCAATCTGCGATGAAATCAATTCATTGGAGCTGGGGCAAAAGCTGTATCTAACACGACTTTATCCTGTTACTTATGACGTTAATGGTGTTAACGATGCTGTTATCACGATTGGCAGTGATAGGGCTAAGTTAGGCAGTGCGGATATTGCTATAAATCGTTCAGAGTTTGCTCATTGTGATCTTGACGATGTGGAGGTTGATTTAATTGGCTTATGAGACAACTGACCAACTGATTGCAGAAGCGGCGGATCACTGGAACAAGCGCCATGATACGGTATTTTATAATCTGATTGACATCTTTAACCAATATCTTGGCAAAATTGATGACAATGGCAAAAAGATTGAAGATTGGACTGAACTAAAAAATGCGGAAGGCACAACGCTAGATTTAATCGGACAAGATTACAAAGCCTACCGAATCAGTGACGATGATGAAACTTTTAGATTTATCATCTTTATCCACATCTTGATGTCACATGCACAAGGTACGATTCCATCAATAATTAAGATTATGAGTACTGCACTTGATGCTCCTACGGATAAATTAAAAGTTTATAAAACAGGGTTAAGACATATAGGTATGGAAATACCATTTGACTATGTCAAAACAGTGCAGATGCAGAGATTTATCGTTGAGAATATTCAACGACTTCTGGCTATGGGTTACTGGATTGATGAAATTATTTTTCGCACCTCTACACCACTGCCACTATACATTGGAGTTGGTGGTCAGATCAGTAGCACTTCAATTTGGTCTGCCAATACTGTTTGGTGGACTGGCTGGAAAGCAAAAACCAATAATCAAATATATGCGGGTGTTAAAGGCAGAATTAGTAACACCTCAATTTGGTCAACAGAAACAAGTTAATTTTTAAACGCTACACAAAGTAGCGATTTTTTATTTGCAAAGGAAAGGAGTAGAAATGGCAGACGAATATAAAGACAAGCTTCGAACAACTATTCTGACTAATACTGGTCGCAAAACATTCCTACAGCTTGTCGATGGCACAGGCACATTGGTTTATACACGAGCTGTTTTATCTAGTCAGCCTATGAACGATAGCAACGGGAGACCGCTTGCTAATGAAATTATTGCTAGTTATAACAACTTGTCTAATGATTTAAAAGACGGAAAATTACAACTTTCGCCAGCTACAGGCAACCATTTTGAAGTGATTGCCAATTTTGACAATAAAAATCAACAGCATGACATCAGTTTTAATGCTATTGGATGGTATGCGCGAATAGACACTAATAATAATGGTCAAATTGCTAAGGGACCAGAAGTATTAATTGCTATTTCACCAACTACAAGCGATAGTGAAATTCTTGCGGCAGGTAGTCCTGACGGCTTGTCAACGCAAGTTATATCTGCGGCATTAGGTATAACTTTAAGTGATGCCGCTAATATCAGTATGAAAGTTAATGATATTAGTTATGTTACGCGCGCAGAGCTTGATGCTTGGCAAACTAAAATTGAAGATACTATTTCGGCTGGTTATGTTGAATTGCCTATGCGTGACAGCCAAGGACAACAATTATTTGACCATGACGGCAAGGCAATCTTATTTAAGAAACCTTTAATTGATACTGATAGAACGTTATCACAGCAAGGCAAGCCAGCAGATGCAAACGCAACAGGGCAAAGGATTGATAACATTGACCACGGTCTTGAACAGCTTAATCAAGATTTATATAGCAAGTTTGATACAAAGCAGAATGCGCAAGACCTAAAGAACAGTATTATTGCTAACGCTGACGCTAACAGAGACCAAGACAACAAGATTGCAGTATTGCAAAATCGAACTTCTGAATTAGAAGCAAATACTCAAACTATTCACTTGCTTGGTCATGACTGGAAAGGTATTAGCGGTCATGCAAGCGACGGCTTTAAGGCTACACGCCAGTTCATCGTAAATGATGCAACTTTGACCAATGCCAATGCTTATGCCAATGCAAAAGCAACAGGCGACGCAATTAAGCAAAACTATCAGCAATTAAGTCAAGCGATCGGAATTATTTATGCTTGGCTTGATAATTTAGGTAATCAGCAGGTAATTATTGATCTTAAAAACCGATTATCTGCACTCGAAGATCAAAAGAAGGAGACTAAATAAATATGGCAGATGTAAGAATCCAAGATTTTAACGAAAATTCGAAACCAGATACTAATAACGATTTTTTAATGACTTTTAATGATGGCTCTGAATCAAAAACTAGATTGAGAGACGCATTTTATAGCTTAGTGCCAGACGGTGCGCCAACTCATAACAACGTATTTCGTGGTCAAAATTTAGGTGCGCTTAATGCTACGCACATCGCCAATATTCAAAACGGAAGCTTCCACGATATGTTTATTGGAGACTACTTTAGTATCAACGGTTCAAGCTATGTAATTGCAGGTATTAACACAAAGCACTTGCATGGTGATAACATGCAACTCGGTAATCACTTACTCTTAATGCCAGACAGATTCTCTAAGTCAGAAGATGGTACTGTTTTAAGACCCAACGGTAAAGATACTCACTATATGAATGATACAGATACTACCGCTGGTGGTTTTGCTAACACTAAGCTATACAAGACTTATATGCCATCTATTCAAAAGAAGCTTGAAGCGGATTTTGGTAATCATTTATTAAACTTTAGAGAAGTTGTTTCTACGCATGTTGATGATAGTGGCGCTCCAGATAAAGCGGAATGGCGCGATGCTAAACTTGGTATTCCTAACGAAGTAATGATCTATGGCACTACACTGAACGGAAATAATAAAAATGGTTCATGGTACAACATCGGTGACGATGACACGCAATTACCATTATTCCGCTTAGACCCAGATGAAATTACTAACCACAGAGATTGGGCATTCTGGTTGAGAGATATCCATTCTGCTTCGGAGTTTGCTTATGCCTACAACTTTGGCTCCGCTGACTGGGGCAGCGCTTCGGACACTTGGCTTGGTGTTCGAGCTTTCTTCCTCATCAGATAGAAAGCAGGCAAAAAATGAACTATTACAAAGTAACTCCGCCATAGGGTTACACAAAAAAAGCTTTATATAGAGACTTATTGACGCTGAAAGGCGTTCTTTTTGTTTACAAAAGAAAAGGAGAAATTATGAACAATCAAGAAAATAATCAAGCTACACAAGTAACTGCACCCGCTACTGGTGTAAAGCTTGAACTTACTGCAGACGAAGCCGAAATGGTACAAGACCTTTTAAGCAATTTTGTATATGCCTATCGTTCTGATCGTGAAGTTGACTGCAAGCGTGAACTGGTGCGCAGAGATCAAGTTGGTAAGTATCCATATATTGCGGAAGCACCAGATCCTTCAATCGTTAATCCAATTTATGATTGGGTCGGCAAGAAGTGGTACTCAAAGACTGGTGCTACTAGTCTTCCAGAAATCGCACAGGCTGTTAAGACTTTGCAAACCGATCAACAAGTCGGCACTACTCAAAACCTCGCTTTGACCAAAGCTGTAAAGGAATTGAGCGAAGGTCAAGCAAACCAAAACAAGTTGCTCGCATCAATGCAAAACTTGATGCTCACCATTGCAGGCTCACAAAAGACTGCTGAGCCAACAGCACCAACTCAACCAACGCAAGCAACTACTGCAACAGCAACTGACAAGCAATAGGGAGGATTAGGCTATGACTATTTATGAAATGTTTGTTCAAATGTGGGAAATTGACTATCAAATGAAGCTTGTTGGCTTTGACAAGGCTTACTTCCAAGAAAGAGTAAGACAAGGTCAACTTACTGCTGACGACTACAAGAAGATTGTAGGCGAAGACTATGTTGCGCAAACCACAAACCCAACTCAACCAACTGCATAAATTCAGCAGCATTAACCGCTGGAATTTCATTAAGACCGGTCTATTGATCGCTGGCTTAGCAGTTTGCTTCATGATGGATAGGACATACTTCTTCTACCCACCATCACTGGCACCAGCATGGAACAACATCTATTTTGATGCAGTTGGCTTGATCGCTGGCTTACTTCTTATTGCAGTTGGTGTATTTAACCTACACGAAGATCGACTGGTAAAACTCGGTCTAGGCGTGTCAGTAGCATTCTTGACAGTGCTGATAGTTGCAGAATTTTTCCACGTATTCGGTGCTGGCTACTACCGATTTCATCCGATAATTCTTTTCGAGTTTTACGCAATCATCAATTTCATGCAGTTAGCCTTTGAGTACGAACCAAGACAATGAGAAAGGAGCTGATACACTTGCAAGGTCTTAAAGACATACTTAGCGTATTAGCCCCTTTTTTACTTGGTCTATTCACAAGTTACTTAAGTGACAGACGATCAAAAAGAAACGATGACCACAGTTTTCTAGTTGATGACTACAAGAGTGTGGTCAACGAGAACAAGGAGTTAAGAAGAGAGAATAAAAATTTAAGAGAGGAGTTAAATAAGAATGAATGATTTTTGGGCTACATTTTTAGTTAAGTGCCTCGGCTTGGTGCTAGGCTTTGCCGCTACTGCAGTGCTAGGCTATCTGTCAAAGCACCACGTCAAAATTAAGTTGATGGGTCAAGACATTGACGCTTCAACTGCTATCCAATCAGCAATTAAGATGGCTGTTGAGTGGGGCGTTCATAGTGCTGAAACTAACTCAAATTGGTCAGGTCAAGACAAGGAACAATACGTGGAAAACTTAGCTGTCCACTTCCTTGAAACCTTGCCAGTCCCAGTTAAGGACGCTGACAGATACCGCCCTGAAATTAGAGCTTGCATTGAAGCAACTCTCGCAGGTGCTAAGTTAGCTAAGCATGAAGACAGCGCTGAACAATTGCCTGAACAAGCAAAAATCGAAGGTGACATCGAAGCTGTCACTGATGACAAGCCAGTAAAGGGTGATAAGTAATGACACTTAATATCGTTGACTTATCTAGTAACAACGGTCCTGTCAACCTTGCTACACTTAAAAAGGCAGGATGTGACGGGGTAATTATCAAAGCTACCGAATCAAACTGGTACGTCAATCAGTACTTTGCTAGTCAAGTTAAGCAAGCGGCACGTCTTGGCATGTTGATTGGTACATATCACTATAGTGACGGTGGCAGCGTCTCAGCTAACATTAATCACTACTGGGATGCCGTTAAGCCTTATGCTAAGTATATTGACTGGCATATTCTAGACTATGAAGGACGTAATATCATACGAGGTGGCGTTGGTCATGCTTACCTTGCACTAAAGGCAATGAAGCGACTAACAGGCAAGACACCTATGATCTACATGGGCTTGTCGGATGAAAATTCTCACAACTGGTCAAGTGTCACTAGCTATCCGCTATGGGTAGCACAATACAATGACATGTCTAATCATTACGGATTTAATCCACGTGCCATGTATGGACACTTGCGTAACTGGAAGAAAATGGCAATATTCCAATACAGTGCCACGTCTTACATTGGCGGTATTGGTCCAGTTGACGCTTCTGTTTACTACGGTAGCAAGTCAAGTTTGAGCAAAGGAAGTGTAGCGATGAGTGAACACTGGAAAGCACCAGTTGAATTTGATGACCTCGGTGCTTTTAAAGTAATGCAGAAGACAGCGACATTCTGGGATGATGCTAACAATAATAAAAAAGTTGGCACAACCAGTGCTGGCAAGATTTACCGCATTACTAAAGCAAAAGACGGCTTTTACAAGATTGCCAATCATGATATGTGGCTAGACGGCAGAACAGGTGACTTTCATGCTAATCCTGTTGCCTATAGTGACAAAATTCATGCTAAAATTGTAGTTGTAAAGCCGACCGCTGGACATAAAGACCTTACTACCAAGGTAGTAGGCAAGACTTTCAAAGTTGGATCAACTTGGAAAATGTTCGGCTATAAGACTTTCAAATCTGCGTCTGGTGCTGTTTGGCACTGGGCACGGGTTGGAGCAGGAAACAACAAGTATATCAACTTAGACAAGTGTCGGGTACTTGTTTAGTAATTAAATATTGGACAAAAAATATAAAAAAGGAGTTGTCAAAAGCTCCAAAATTTCGTAGAATATCAGTACATTCACGATATTCAATACAACGCTAAAGAGCCACTCTGGAGGATTTGTCCTCTGGGGTGGCTCTTTTTTGCTTTATAATTTAAGTAAGAGGTGACACAAATGAAAATTGAATGCAGAAATTGCAATACATCTTTTAAAATTAAGGAAGAAGACTATGAAGAACACAAAGATAAGCTTCACTGCCCTTTTTGTGGAACTTGGCATGATCTAGTTATACCAGACAATAAATTTAAAGACCAGCAAGCAGAAAGAGATTTGAAAAGAATCTTGGAAGCTTTTGACAACTATAATGCGCCGATATGTGATGAAGGCAAACAGAAAATAACTGATTCTGATAAAGCTAAAATTCTAAAAATGGCTAAGGAACTTCCATCTTATAAAGACCCAGCTTTTTATAATTTTCTAGGAGCTAGACTAAAATGGGACACGTGGGGCAAAAATGTCTTAGAATGGTTCTTTAAAGAATTTGAAAAAGAAATAAAAGCGTCCAAACATTTAGACGAATTAGATAGATATTAATATCGGTGCTTTGATTTACAAAAAGCGAGAAAACGAGAATATGGGACTAACAATTCAAGCAATAGATACAAGCGGCAAAATATTAAAAGAATTAAAGTATGATTACGTCAGCTATGAAAGCTTAAGGCTAGAGCTACTGAAAGACCTCACTATTCCATATGAGGTTTGTCAATATAAACCTACTATGCACTTAATAAAGCTTTTTAATCTAAATAAGAATAAATTAGAAAATGAAGATCAAGAAGCATTTATCTTATTAATGCAGCCTTTATATATAGATCAAACATTAACAAATCATACATTAAAAATAATTTTGAATTATATTGATGATACTGATTTCAACAGACGTGCGCATAGAAATGAAATATATACTTTTTATAATTTCTTGAAATATTCAGTTGACCATAATTGCAAGTGGTATTTCTATTAATGATCCAAGACCACTCTAGAGCTTACGCTCTGGGGTGGCTTTTTTTGCGTTTATGCTATAATCTTTATGTGCCTCATACAGGCATTTACCTTACAAGAGCTGTCCATTTGGGCGGTTCTTTATTTTTTTACTAAAAATACTTGCATATTTATTTAAACATGTTAATATAAATATGTAAGGTAAATAACTTAAAAGAAAGAGGTAAGCAAAATGAAAAAAGTTAGTTTTGAAACAGTTACAGGCAATGCAAAAGTAAGAATCATCATCGACCGTCAAGAAAAGGTTGAAGAATACATGCCTGAAGGCTTCGAGCCATTAACTATAAATCATACAGTTACCTACGACAACAGCATTGTAACTGTTAATGGCACTGATTTTAAACCAGTATACAAAGATGTTAATGAATCAATTTGTACTTTAAAAATTTTAAAGGGCATCAGAGCAGATGAGGTGCTTATTGATACCTTAGAAGCTAATGATTGTGTTGCCGCACTTGAAATTGTTAAAGGCGATACCCAAGCATGGATACCATTAACTCAAAACCAACTTGATGAAATTAAAAGGGCATACCAAGAAGAAGTTAATGAAAACGCCCCTGAACAAGTTAAAAAAGAAAACCAAGAACGTGAAGCTAAGATTAATCATGCTAAGAACATCATTGACCAAGTTAAGAATCCTGCTAAGTTGATGACCGCTAAGCAACGTGATAAAAAGATTGCCGATTACCGTAGAGTTATGCTCGAAGGTGGCGAAGGGTATAATCCTTTCGAGGACATCATAACTAAGGAACAATACCAATCAGCAAAAGAAACTATCTGGAACAATCAAGAGGAGAGATAAAAATGAAGAAGAGAATTAACACTTTAATGTATGACACTGACACAGCAAAAAAGCTAGGCGACTTATGGAGTGACTATGCTCCTAATGATTTCAGGTGGTGGCACGAAGCACTCTATAAAAAACGCTCTGGCGAATACTTCTTGTTTGGCGAAGGCGGTCCAATGTCTCAATACTCCAAGTTTGCATATCAAGGTGGTCCAGAAGATGTAACAGGTGGCGAAGACATTACGCCGCTTAATTTTGAAGAAGCACGTAAATGGTATGAGAATGCTAATAACGATGATGAGAAATTTGCACCAAATGAAGTATATGAGCGTGAGTTTGAAGCAGATAATTTAACAGATGATCCTGTTGATACTTACTCAATTCGCCTGCATAAATCTACCAAGATTAAACTACAAAGAATGGCACAACAACAGAAAACTGACCAATCTAAAATAATCGAAAACTTAATAAATAATAGTTAGCAATAAAAGTGATTCTAAGCATTTTAAGAATCACTTTTATTATTTTTTACTAAAAGTATTTACATATTTATTTAAACATGTTAATATAAATATGTAAGGTAAATAACAAGAAAGAGGTACAAAAAATGACTAAAGAATTTGAATTGCATGAAATTGTTAATAAGTTAGAAGATAAAGCAGACATGGCAAGAAATAAAATGTTTGCAAGCTTATACAGAAGTTGGATTGATCAAATTATATCTGGTGATGCGGGACTTAAAGAAGCTAGACAAATGTTAAAAGCTTCAAACTTAAAGTAATGCAGGATGGTATAATAATGAAAGATTTTGATTTATTACAAGATATGTGCGGTTTAAACGAAAAACAACTTGAATTAGATGAAAGTGAATTAGAAAGAAAGTTCAAATCAATTATTAGAGACGCTCAAAGAGTTGCTGACAGCTCTGACAAAAACCATAAAATGTATGAAGATGACTGCATTAATTTAGCAAATCATCTTACTGAGTTAGCCAGTGACATTAAACAGCACAATTTAATGACCAGACAATTAAAAGTATTTAATGAATACAAAGAACATTTAGCTAAGTAAGTGAGGCATTATATAATGAAAACCTTTGATCAAGAAGTGGTAGAGTGTGTATTTGATGAATCAATGTCCGAAGAAGATAAAAACAAACGCATTGAATCCGCTAGATTAACAGCAAAGCAAAATTTACAAAAAATGATCTATAAAGAAATTAATAATGCAATCTATTCCAAAGATGATTGTATTGTGTATTGCAGTTTTGATGAAACTGAAATCTTTAAAAGATCAAAATATGATACCTTATTAGCTAAGGACTTTATATATTATTTTACAATCGTCAAAAATCTTGCTGATGCTAATTTCTATTTGAACTTAGCAGAACACAAATACTTTGACAGAAGCATTTCACTTGAAAAGCAAAATGAAGGAGTTTACAAAGTGCCTTATAAATTTTTAAAGTTTCTGCAAGAAACTAGCACATTAAATTTTCATGGATTTGATTCTTAAAAAGGGGCTTTAATAATGAAAGACTTTGAAATTTTACCTACAACTAAAGAAGAATGGTTTGACAAGTATACAGCTTTGCTGAAAGAAATTGATAAAACAAAAGATAAGGGGAAGCTTGCCTACTTGAAAAAGCTAAATAAAAAATATTTTGAACTGGCAGAAAAAATTAAAAAAGGTTCGCCAAAAAGTTCGCCAAGTTCGCAACTGAAATAAATCAAAATAAATTAAAATACTGATCTCATAGACTTAAAAATCGAATAAAATCAGTATAAATTGGTGTGAAGTCCCTCACACTCCGTAGATAAATGAAGAAAAGAGATCATATTCGTTATGATCTCT